CCACAGGGCACCAGCGAACCTCCGCAGATTTCAGGCGGAGATTACCCCCGGTGAAGGAAGGCCACCGCCTGAAACGTCTGAGCCGCCACGCTCTTGGTCCAGAACTCCACGGCCTCCACCGGAAGCAGGATCTCCGCCCCAGCAGCCACGGAAATCCCCACGCCGGCCACACAGTCCGTTTCGTTGAATGAAAGCACGATAGCCCCGGCTCCTGTGTTCTGGAACCAGAGATAGTTGGACCGCCCGCCGGTCCAGGGCCACCTTTCCGCGGCCGCCGGGTTCACCGTGGTCCCGTTGATGTGGATCGGGACTCCGCCCTTCAACTGGACCAGAGACATCGGGACCTCCTACTCGTCCACGTTTCCGTGGACCAGGACGTGGGTGATCTCCGAGCCCGTCCCGCCGATGAAGCTGAAGCCCTCCGGCGCGATGGTGGACTCATCGATGGCCAGCGCGTCACCCAGACTCCCCGTGGACTCGGCCTGGATGAACACCCGATAGTCCGCATCCTTCATGTTGGGGAGGCCGTACTGCGCGAAGGTCACGGCATCCGCCGCGCCAACGTGCGTGTGCTTGAAGCTCATGAACTTCTCGCCGGCCTGGGCCAACACGCCCTTCAGGGCCTCGCCCTCGCGATGTGTCTCTCTGCCCTGCATGTCAGTCTCCTTGCTGGGCCTCGATCAACCCGAAGATCTGCGCCTTGGTGGCCCCCTTCGGGATCTCGATCTCCAGTTTGTTGCAGACCTCAGCCAGCTCGGCCTTGGTCATGTCCATGGAGACCACAATGGCCTCCTCCAGCTCGTGCCCGGGCGCAGGGTCGTCCAGCGCTGGTCCAGCCTCCGCCAACGCTGGTCCAGCCTCCGCCAGATTCACCGCTGACGCGGCCGCAGTCGCCGCCTGCTCGTCCGCCGATGGCTCTTTGACCTCCGGGGGCTTGATGACCCTTCCCCGCTGATCAAAGGCCTTGGGGGCCTTGTCGTCGGGCATGGGAACGCCTGCGATGTCCGCGAGCCCAACCAGCTCCTCCCGGGTCCGCGGCCGCCGGCCGGCCGCACCGGACACCATGGGTGGGGCCGGTGGAGCATCGCCCCAGGGAAGGAATTCATCAGGCCCCAAGGCCCGCCAGAACCGACCCTGGAGCATCTTCTCAGCGTGCTCGTCGCTGACCTCGACCACGCCCCGCTCATCCAGGGCGTAACGAGTATCACCCACCGTGACTCCGCCATCCCGGCGGACTCGATGCTGCAGCTTCACCATGTGACGCCTCCTTGTGTCGGAGGAGGATAGCCCCCCGGGGCTGTCAAAGTCCAGCCCCGGGGGTCAGACTACCTCGCGACTAGGCGCCACCACCGCCGACGGATCCGACCGCGCGTCCGACGTTGCGGTAGATCACGGCCTTGCCCGGCGCGTACACACAGGGCGCCCCGTAGATCAACTGCATCCAGCGGATGCTGGTGTCGATGGTCGCCAGCGGGATCTTCACGAACGGCGCCAACTGCTTGAAACTGAAGAACTCCACGTTCTGCTGGATCAGGAACGCGGTGCTCGTCCCAGGCAGATAGGCGTTGGTGTCCGTGATCACCGTGGGGTCGGCCGTCCACGCGGTGGTGAAAGCCAGCTTGCAGGTCGCCAGCGCTCCGTCCTTGCTGGAGCGATAGACCTCGTAGGCCGTGGCCACCGGGGAACCGTCACCGATGCTGAAGGTGACCTCCTCGCCGGTCGCGACCGTCACCGGTCCCGTCAGGTCCAGCGCCGCGGACTTGCCGTACCGGTTGATGGCCACCACCTTGTAGTTGTAGTCCCCCGCGTCCGCCGCGGTGAACTGAGAACCGGAGCCCGACGCCGCAGGGGCCACGTCCTCGGTCGGGGTCCCCGGCCGCGTGGCCGCCGCGCCGATGGCCGTGGCCGCCGGAGCCGCGCCGAACTCGATGAAGACGTCCGGATTGAACATGATCGGGCCGACCATGCTGTGGAAGCCCTTGATCTGCAGGCCCACCATGCCGTCCACCCAGCCACCGGGCGGGACGTTGTACCGCTCCGCCGGGTAGAAGCTCTTGGCCAGGTCGGCGTAGGCGCCATCCGCCAGGTACAGGTCGGTCGCCCGCCCGTAGTTGGGGGCCGTCTTGACGGTCAGCCCACCGTCGTTCAGCACATCCTCGCCCAGAGGCTGGCCGCGCATGTCGATGATGTTGGCCGCCGGGGCCCCCGCGGTGATCAGCGCGTCCAGGCCGTCCCACTGGACGTCCACCAGGGAGCTGTCCCCGAAGAACAAGGCCCTTTCCATCTGCTTCAGCAGCCAGGCGGTCCCGTTGACCGTTTCCTGCGCGACCACCGGGCCGTGGGCCGGCCGCACCAGAGACATGACGTGCGTGACGCTGCGCGTCGTCCCCAAGTACTTGATGATCGTGAACTCCCGGCTGTAGGTCGAGTCATCGGACTCGGGCAGGTCCCCCTCCGAGATGAAGGCGTTCCCGTCGCCGCTGCCGTAGCTCCGCAACCTGTTGTATTCCTCAACAGTGTTGTAAGCCGGCAATTTCGTTACGTTTCTCCACAGGCGGACGTCATCCATCCTGTAGGTCACGACCTTCAGCGTCCGCTCGAGGCTCTCGATGCGGAGCGGAAAGCCGGCGCCCGCGGACACTCCCGGGCTGCTCACATCCTGACCGGCCGTCAGGGCCTTGCGGAGATCCTGGACGTCCGCCTGGCTGGCCGCTCCGAAGCCGTCGAGACCTTCATAGTCCCGCCAGCTGACGAATGCGCTGTTCTCCATGATCCTCTCCTCTTCAGCGCCCCCTCACGGGAGCAAGGGTTCAAGATCGGTCGGCGGCCTCAGTGGACCGTTCCGTGGTTGATGTGCCTCGTGATGTCCTGATACAGCGACTTCGACAGCTGGCCGCTGGACTCGAACAGGGCCATGGCCCGGGTCAACTGCTCCCCGCAGGGCGCGTTGTCGCTCTTCAGAGCCATGTCCTCCAGCGCGTCCAGAATCTGGCCGCGACTCAGCTGATCCACCGTCCCCGCCTCGTTGGGGATGGACTTCTGCAGCACGCGGGCCTGACCCACATTCGCCGCGCCGCGCCTGGGCAGTGGCTGGTTCTCCACCACCTCGAGCCGCTCGGCCAGGCTCTTGATCAGCTCCTCCTGGCCCTGGGCCAGTCGGGCCATGCCCTGCAGGCTCTTGGCCAGGTGGATGTTGAACTGGGTCTGGTTCTTGCCCTGCGCCATGATGGACTTCTGGAGGTTGCTCTGGATCTGGTCCAGGGCCGCCGCGGTCTGCTGGTGGACGCGCTCGAGGAAGGGGCTCACGTCGTAGGTCCCCTCGTCGGCCTCGGCCTCAGCCCACTGCTCCTGGAAGCTCTTGTCCAGCTCCTCCAGCTCCTCCAGCTCCCGGTCGTCCACGTCCAGGGACTTGTCCAGGGGATCGTCGATGTCCCCGACCGCAGCCTTCATCAGATCGGCCAGCTCAACCATCTCGTCCTGGGTCAGCGTGCCCGCCTCGAGGCCCTTGGCCAGCTCGGCCCGGCGGTCCTCCGTGGTGGGGATCGCGGACCCGGCCGCGACGGCTTCGAGCGTGCTCAGAGACTTCATCAGGTCGTTCGCGGACACCCCACCCTTCTCGGTCTCGTCCTCATCGGTCTCGTCGTCCATGTCCGCGTCATCGGACTTGGTGGTGCAGCCCTTGATCAGTCCGCGCTCGGCCAGCATGTCGTACTGGGCCTTGGACAGACCCATCGCTGCCGCCTCCGCCTTGCTGATCCCGACCTTGCCGTCTTTGCGGCCGCGCATGGCCGCGTCCTCGTTCTCGGACAGGTTCCCACCACCGGTGGACCCGCCACTCACACCGACCTGCCCGGGCTTGCGCGCGCGCATGGCCGCGTCCCCATCCTGGGACAGATTCCCGCCGGAACCCGCGCCGCCTCCGGTCTCGCTGCCCGGCTCGCTGGTCATCTGCGCGCCGGTCCGCCGGTCCGCGTTCTGCGCGCCCGGCTCGCTGGTCATCGCCGCGCCGGTCTTGCCCGACTTGTTGACCGCTCCCTGGACGTTCGTGGTGATCACTTGGCCGCCCGCATCCCCGGTAAATCCCCCCTCGGCGCCGACCTGACCCTCCGGCATGTCGCCGGCCGCTCCGCCCTTCGCCAGTGGGGCTCCCGATCCCGGGAAGTTCATCGTGGCCGCCAGATCCGCCGCCGCATCGTCGAAGGACATCTGATCGTTCTTGCCCGCCATGGATTCCTCCTCTACGCGGCCATGGAGACCGCGTGGCGATAGATTCGTTCCGCATCCGCCTTGGTCAGTCGCGGATATCGAGATTGCAGCCAGTTGATCGCTTCGGCCTTGGACAGATGCCGCTTCGGCTTCTTCTCCATGGATTCGACGCGAAGGGGAAAGCCCTGACCCGGAGTCGCCCCTGGATCGGTCACGGCTTGACCCGCGGACAGTGCCTTCTGCGCGTCCTCGGTCTCGCACGTTCCGCAACACTCATCCGCGCCCCAACAAGGCTGGGTTGCGGACTTCCGGGCCGCGCCCTCGGCCTCCAGAGCCATCATGCTCTTGGCGAGAATCTCGAGACCTGTGGACGTATTCACAGGGCAATTGGTGATCGCCACGTTTCGGACCTTCGCCTGCGCGATGATCTTCCCCTCGAGACCCTCCCGGCGGACCACGCTTCCCTCGATGCTGAAACCCAACCGCCGGTTGGTCTTCTGCAAGGACTGCGCGAGTCGCCAAATCTCATCCGACCGGGGGAAGCCCTGAAGTAGATAGCCCTCGACGTAGTGACTCGGCCGGCCATTGACCGTTCGCTTCTCCACCTTGTCCGGATACCCGACAATCCCCGTCGTCTCCCGACTGTGGTTGTCGTTGAACCACCCGTGATTCAAGAACTCGGAGAAGTCCAATCCGCGTTGGAGAACAACCTCACCCTGACGGTCCTTGTCCTGGGTCGAGATGACCCCGCCGATTCTCCGATTCTTTCCGGGCTCAGATCCGGCCTTCTCCCACACTTCGATGGGAAGCTC